TTTACTTGCACCAAGCAATTTGCTTAAAGGTGAAAATGCAGCATTGCAACAAAAACTTGCGGAAGCGTTATTAAACCCTCAAGAAACAGCAAGGCTTATGGATTTAGCTAACAAATTGCCTTCTGCTAAAGGTGCTATGTTGAAAAAATTAATACAAGGTGGAATGTTATCTATTCCAGCTCAAAATCAAGAGGAGCAATAAATGGCACGCAACGGTTCAGGCACATACAACCTGCCAGCAGGAAACCCTGTCACCACAGGGACTACAATTTCGTCAACATGGGCCAATAGCACGCTATCTGACATGGCTACTGCTCTTACAGGGTCTGTAGCTTCTGACGGTCAAACAACACCTTCTGCTAACTTACCTATGGGAACATTTGCTCACACTAATGTAGGTAATGCTACAGTGCGTAATATGTACACCTCCGCAGGTCAAGTTCAAGATGGTGTCTTAACATACCTTACAAGCGTGTCTGGCACTAACACAATTACTGCTGTAGGCGCTGTAGGTATGACTGCTTACGCTACTGGTCAGAAGTTTACATTCGTGTCTGCTGGTGCTAACACAGGTGCTGCTACAATCAACATAAACAGCATTGGCGCTAAAGCAATTACAAAGAATGGCACTACACCATTAGTTACTGGCGATATCCCTTCAGGTTATGTTGCTGAAGTTGTATACGACGGAACACAATTTCAATTAACAAACCCAGCCATACCATCAATTCCAGATGCCATTCCTACTGGCGTTATTACAATGTGGTCAGGCTCTATTGCCTCTATTCCTAGCGGTTGGTATTTGTGTAACGGCTCTAATAGCACTCCAGACTTACGAGATAGGTTTATTGTTGGCGCAGGTTCTACATACGCTGTTGCAGCCACTGGTGGTAGCGCAAATGCAGTCTTAGTAAGCCATACTCACACGGCTACATCAACAGTTACAGACCCTGGCCATACTCACAACCTTCCTGGCAGCACTAGCTCTGGAGGTATTAACCAAACGCAAATTGGTGCAGCAAATACTTCTGTTAACGCTACTTCAGCGTCCGCTACTACAGGCATAACAGTAGCCACATCAAACAGCACAGAGGGTGTAAGCGCAACAAACGCTAACTTGCCTCCATACTATGCACTAGCGTACATAATGAAAGGCTAAGCATGGAAACTCAAAACTTAATCAACATAGTAGGCGGTACAGTTCTTTCTGTTTTAGGCTGGTTTGCTCGTCAGTTATGGGATGCTGTTCAAGACCTTAAGCGTGATGTAAAAGCCATTGAGGTTGACCTGCCTACATTTTATGTCCGTAAAGAAGACCTAGAGGCTAGGCTAGACCGTTTAGAGGCCGTTCTTAACCGTATATTTGAGAAGCTTGACCACAAAGCTGACAAATGAATCAACAACAAAAGTTAGAAGCCCTCTTTGACAAGCTGGTAGGTCAAAGGATTGAAGAAGTGGGTATTGACAACGATGAGTTTGTAATGTATACAGAGGATGGCACTTGCGTAGTGCTTTTCTCTGATGAGGACTTACAACTATATTATGAGCTTCCTGACAAAACCCACTAAGACGCATTTTGTGTTGCCTGATGTCCAGGCTAAAGATGGGAATGACTTTACATTCTTAACTTGTATAGGCAAATACATAGTTGACAAAAAGCCTGATGTAATTATATGTATAGGGGACTTCGCTGATATGGAGTCCCTTTCTTCTTATGATGTGGGTAAAAAGTCATTTGAAGGTCGTAGCTACCAAAAAGATATTTGGGCTGCTAGAGAGGCTATGGATGCCCTTCTACAGCCTATATACGACTACAACAAACAAGCTAAAAATTTTAAACACAAACAATACAAACCTCGTATGGTGCTGACCCTTGGTAACCATGAAGACCGCATTAATCGTGCTATCAACGAGGATAGGAAACTAGATGGCTTAATTTCTATTGATGACTTGCCTTACCAAGATTGGGAAGTTATCCCGTTTTTAGAGGTAATAACCATAGACGGCATAGCATACGCTCATTACTTTACCTCTGGTGCTATGGGCAGACCTATTGGCTCTAGTGCAGCACTACTATCTAAAAAGCACATGAGTTGCTTTGCTGGTCACCAACAAGGCAGACAAATTTCTTACGCCATGAAAGCTAACGGCCAAGAGATGACAGCCATTATCTGTGGTTCATGTTACGAGCATAATGAGGACTACTTAGGCGCTCAAGGCAACAATCACTTTCGTGGGTGCTATATGCTATACGATGTAGAGGATGGTCGTTTTGACGAATTGCCACTAACACTTAAATATCTTAAGAATAAGTATGCCTAGCCCTTCGGGGCTTTTTTTGTAGGTAAAATATGAAACTGATTAAGCTATGTGAGTGTTGCGGTGAGCCTTATGAGATAGACGATGCTGACATAGATTTCCATGTCTGCCATGAGTGTAATGTTTACGATGAAGATTTAATTGGAATTATTGATATTGAGGATGAGATATGATTGGTGAATTTATAGCAACATTGTTTTTAGCTCGTGATGTAGCACACAGAGAACATCTACGCACTAAAAGTTATTCTCAACACAAAGCATTAGGCCACTTTTATGAGGACATAGCAGGGTTGGCTGACAAGCTTACAGAAGCCTATCAAGGCCGTCATGGGATTATTAAAGAGATACCCATACTGACTGAGGAAGAAAAGTATAAAGAGCCTATCTACTGCATAGCTGAAAAACTAGCTTACATTGAGAAGAATCGTTACAAGTGCATACCTAAAGATGACTCTGCGTTACAGAATATCGTGGACGAGGTAATCGGTGAGTTCTTAAGCTTAATCTACAAGTTGGAAAACCTTAAATGAAGTTGAGCGAGCATTTTACGCTTGAGGAGCTAACCTTCTCACAAACAGCAGTTCGTAACGGTATTAACAACAACCCATCCCAAGCAGTTAAAAACAACCTAAAAACACTAGCTGACAACCTTGAGAAAATACGCACATTCTTAGGCCATCCATTACGGATTAGCTCTGCCTTTCGTTGCATGGAGCTTAATCGCAAGATAGGCGGTTCTGTAAACTCTGCTCACATGGACGGTCTAGCTGCTGACTTTACTTGCGCTGGATTTGGCAAGCCTATTGATGTAGTAAAAGCTTTATTTAAGTCTGGCATTAAAGTAGACCAAGTTATTGAGGAAGGCACATGGGTTCATGTATCGTTTGACCCTAAAATGCGTCAGCAATTCTTAACAGCAACCTTTATGAACGGCAAACCATCTTACAAACCCTTTAAGGAGTAGTTATGAAAGCATTTTTATTAGCTCGTGGTAAAGAATCATCTACATGGAGGGGTCTAGTAGCCCTTTTAACAGCCGTAGGCTTGACTTTATCACCAGAGCAAGGTGAAGCTATTGTCGCACTCGGTTTAAGCGTTATAGGCGCTATTGGCGTGTTTACAGCAGACAAATGAAATACCTGTTAGCAATCATAGATAGGCTGCTTGCTCTATATCAAGAGTGGGCAGCTAAAAAGGAGCAGAAAGATGTGCAACAAGAAAGTGAGCAAATTGAGGCAGCTCCTGCTGATTGGTTTGAGCAGCACTTTGATAGCTTGCACGACTACCATGCCAAAGCCGTATCCCCTCAAACCGACCCTCAACATCCAAAAGATTGATGGCGGTATGTGTCTAAGCAAAGAGGACACAGCAAAGCTTGGTAAATATATACTTGAATTGGAAAGACGCTAATTAGTGCTTTTAACTAGGCTACATTAATAGTCCTGCCGATGTGTAAAAAACCTAATTCTGATACTATAAGATACGCTCAATAAAGAGCTAACTAATTAGGAGATTTACCATGTGGACTACACCAGCAGCTACTGAAATGCGTTTTGGCTTTGAAGTTACAATGTATGTAATGAACAAGTAATTGTTTTTAGGCGGTTAAGCCGACATTAGAGGATGTAGTAAGTAACGAGTTTTTCGGCTTTCTGCGTTACATGTAACAACTACCAAATCTACGCCTTACTTGTTTTATAAGCAATAAACAATCCACAAGCTAAACCCAGCCCAAAAGCTGTTGAATAGCACAGCACATACTCAATTATCGTTTGTAACATTATATCTCGTCCTATAAGTGCAAATATCTCTAGCTGTTGATACTCCGCAGCCAAATCGTTTAGCTAGCGTTTCATAACCAACCACATAAGCTAAGTGTTGCTTACGCATTTCAATCACCTGCTGATTCGTTAGTTTAGCTCTATGATGGGTCATACACTGTCTTTAAAATTAATTCACAATAGTGGATAGCTTTTCTAACATCGTCAGCACCATTCTTAGCATGATGCCTAGATATATACTTCACCACATTACCCTCAAGAAAAGTTAGGTTGTTAGCCACTATAAACTCTACTGGCTGTATAGCCATACTAGCGTAGTGATTGCCACCTACCTGTTTCATTAAAGCGTCTACTTGCTCCATAGACTCTTCCCATGCTTGCTCTGACATACCATCACTCATAGTGTTCTCCTGTAGGGCCATTCTGACCTACTGTGTCCATGCGTTTTTCGTCCTCTTCAGTCCACCAAGCTGGGTTTTTATCTAATGCCTCTGTCAGCATAGATATAAAGCCTCGCTCAATTAGCCATCGTTTAGCATCGCTATCAAGATACAGCTCACAAACTGCGCTGCCATCAGCCAACTCTTCTATGTCTTTTACTTCAATAATCATTTGTTTCTAGCCTCCCTAGCATCTCGTTCAGCTTCCCCTTGAAACCGTAAGTAGATATTTTCAACTAACTGGCCTAAGTTATTGTTTGTAGTGTTTGGCACACTCAAGACTATTCTACGCACCGCTTCTCCAAAACTCTCTACATTCCTATCATCAAGCTTGTCCATCGTCTTCTCCTGTATAATAAGACAACAAAGCTTTGCAAGCCTTAATGTTTGACTTAAACATTACTTTGTCATCTTTGTGAAAAGACTTTTCAAGACCTATCTTGCTATCCGTTAATTCAGCTTTTAGCAAAGTAACAAATAAAGCCTCTCTAATGTCTAGCAATAAATTATCGTCATCAGTAAAGTCTAGTTGTATTTTCATACCTACCTCATTTTGATGTGTTTAACGAAGTTTTTAGGGTGCAGACGATACTTACTATCAATTCTAATTTTTATCAGCTCTACGGCCTCTCTACGAGCCTCTACGACCCCTTCTGGAGGTGGTGAAAGTAGTCTTAAATCATTAATCATGCCTACAGATGGATAATACGGTAAGATATTTAACATATTGCCTCCTAGAAGGGCTTTCGCCCTTTTCTTAAAATGGAATAGACGAATCTTCATCATTTTGTGGCTGATAGCCATTTGC